ACATCAAGCAAGTCTTTAACATCTAAAATATCATGTTTAATTGCATATTTAATAAGTCCGTACGCTCTTTTATAAGCATCATCTTTGTCGCTTCCCTCTACAGTAGAGGAATCTTGCCAATTAAGTTTTACTTTATAATCGTATTGGTATTTCATTCTTGTTCCCTTTTTAATGTTTTTGGATTAGTCCAGGATCTGTGAATATATTTTTCTCCCCATCCTAGCGGTTGGTCTTGCCATACATTTACTATTTGCTCATTGGTTGAATTATCTACATAAACTGTAACATCGCCCATAGTTATAAATGCACTATGAGTTGAGCGTTGATCTATTTCAAAATCATGCCACCCCATTTTTTCCTTTAATTCTTTTTGTTGTTTTTTATTTAATGGTTTCATCTCCCCATTCTCCTCGCTCTCGCTAGTTTATTATTATGTTCTTTAACCATGTTTATATCTGGTTGTATATCTTCTAAGATTATCTTTTTAACCTCGCTAACTGTAAGGCCATTTAGATCTTTAGTTATTATTTGGATATCGCTTAATTTAGGAATCCAAGTTTTATGGTATTGTTTCTCCTGGAAGTCTAAGTTATAGCACCAATCAATAATATTGCCGTTTATGTTTATTGAAAATATCATTTTCTTTTGTCGCTATCGTTAATAATTAGAGCTGTCGCGTATAAACAGAACGCTATAAAAATTAATATTGGTAATAGTTGCAGGTCCATTAGTTTTGCTCCTCGCCATTTATAAAGGCTTCGCGGATGTTACTATCCTCTGATAAATAAATTGTTTCATTAGTGTCATTATTTCCGCAATGCGGACATACAGGTATAAATTTATTCTTTTCGCCATAGTGTTTATGACATTTTAAACATTCAACCACTTGTAAATACATTAGTCTTGTTCCTCCTCAAAATAATTTTCTCTTAAATCTTCTGTAAATTTATAAGCATTTTCTAAATGTTCGTAATCATCTGGAATATTAAACTCTTGTTGTAGTTCTTGTAATGCACTATGTATGCTTTCAAGTTTTATATTATTGGTTATGGACCTTATATTTTTAACCATATTTTGTTTATTTATTTTTAAATTTGTTTTAATACTCATCATTTTCCCCTTTGTGTTGGTTTACCGTTTGGAAAGGTAAGTGCCTCGCTGAACGCTTGCCAGTCCTTTAATGTCATTATTTGTTCTACTTTATGAATCGGCGTGTTATCTTTTAGGCCGTACTTTTTGCGAAGCTGTCCTATTACGCTTTTATGTGTTCTGGTCTTTGGTATGCTCATTGTGTCACCTCGTCACCATATCCGCCCTCGTGGTACGTTTGCCAATGATTTCTAAAGTATTTATTTAGATACCTGTTAAGACGTATCATTTCTTTTTGCGTCATTGTGTGCGTTTCTACTTTGCCAGTAGAAGGGTTATATATATTCCTTACTGGTCTGATTATTATGTTATTTGGTTTATCCATTTTGATTTAATTCCCCTGTTATATAATCAGTTAATATTTCCTGGTTAGGTGTAAATCCTAACATTACATTAAATAGTTTATAAACATGATCCTCATTGCCGTCTTGTAGATCTTCATCTATTGCGGTTATTAAATCAGTTATAAAATGTTTTTTAGCTGTTGGTTTAGATAGTTCTACAGACATAATTACACCTCTAAATCTAAAAACATTTGGCAAACATCCCAAGATAAAGTATCAGGCATAACATTAATAGATGCGCCGTCAAACCAATCCATATACCAGTATTTAATAATGTCTATTTCTAACGTATCGGCTATGGTATATATTCTGAACTCGTCAGAAGGTCCGCCCCAAGAAAGTTGAAGTCTATAATAACCTTTTTCTTGATCTTCAAAAGTTCCAGGCTCTACGTAATCCCAAGATAAAGCGGTGCTGTTTGCATAATCAAATAGATCCTCGCTTGCTTCTTGATAATCTTGCTCAACTTGGTTGAACTTGTTTTGCACTAACTCTTTACAAGTTGGTTGTTTTTTTGTTGCTAATTTACTCATTCTATTTTTCTCCGTAGTTGCTTCGCATTATTGCTAGGCTTCTACCACGAAAAGCCACAAAAGAGTGGCTTGTTATCGTGGGGTTAAGATTAGCTTTTTTGATCTCTATCGATAATCCTTTGAAGTGGCTCATCTTTGAATCTTTTACCGCTCCATAGCATTGCACATTCTTTGGCTAGTCTATCGTTAGCAACATCATAAGCGTGCTTTAATAAGTCGCTAGGCTTATCCTGGCATTGTCTTTGCTTAATAAAGTTGTATAGATGTTGGTTAGTAAAGTTATCTACTCTTTTTTTTGCTTGTTCTAATGTTATAGAATTCATAGTTTTTTTCTCCGTAAATGCTAGATAATTAAATCTAGTAATTATTAATATACTCTATCATACGCAAATGTCAACACTTTAACGCAAATAATTTTAATTAATTTAATTAATACTATTAAAAAGGGATAAAAAAAGCATAAACATACTATAATTAAACGGATTATGAGCAAAATGCCGAGTGGAAAACCAGGACGTAAAAAGATTATTATTGATGCTGAACAAGTAGAGATGTTAGCGTCTCAAGGTTTAGGAATCATGGATATATGTAGAACACTTGGTATTGGATGGGATACATTCAACAAGAACAGAAAAAGAAAAAAGGAAATCTCGGACGCATTAGAGAGAGGAAAGGCAAAAGGAATGAAAGTAGCTACATTCAAATTAATGGAACAAATACATGACGGCAACTTTCAAGCAATACAATTTTATTTAAAGAATAGATCTCCAGATGAATGGAGCGATCGCCAAGAAGTAAAACATACTCTTAATATTAAAGACGCACTCACGAACGCAAACGCCAGAATAATACAAGGCGAAGTAATAGAACAAGAAACGCTAAACTTAAAAGATGCAAAAGACTAAGGCACATACGCATTCATGCGTTCGCGCATATATGCACGATAGAATAGTAACCCTCGCTTTTATGCACGCGTGCGTATTTATATAAATATGATAGGAAATAGATTTTACCCCCCCTTTGCGTATGCGTGGGTAGTACATATATATATACATTGTGGAATAATTTTTTGTAGGTATTTTAAATGAAGTATAAACCAGAAGAAGAAAAGCTATTGATGACCGAACTATGGTCACCTGTAATCAAAGATAATCCATTAAACTTCGTCAAATTTGCCTTCCCATGGGGAATGAAGGACACCCCCCTCGAAGATTTTAAAGGACCAAGGAAGTGGCAGGAAAAAATTTTGCGAGAAATGACAATACACATTCAACGTAATGGTGTTAAAGATTTACCAGAGATGTTTAGAATGGCAGTTGCCTCAGGTCGTGGTATTGGTAAATCAGCTTTGGTTGCTTGGATTATTCTTTGGATGTTATCAACAAGGTTAGGATCAACAGTAATTGTTACTGCTAACACCGAACAACAGTTAAGAAGTAGAACATGGGCAGAGCTAGGTAAATGGCTCACGCTATCTATTAACTCTCATTGGTGGTCAAAGACTGCCACAACCATAAAACCAGCTGCATGGTTTGATGAAGCATTAGAGCGAGACTTAAAAATAGATACTGGTTATTATTACGCCCAAGCACAGTTGTGGAGTGAGGAAAATCCAGATGCGTTTGCAGGCATCCATTCATCTTACGGCGTATGCCTGATTATGGATGAAGCTTCTGGTATTCCTTCTCCCATTTATTCAGTCAGCGAAGGTTTCTTCTCCGAACCCACGCCTAACCGTTTTTGGTTTACTTTCTCCAACCCACGCAGGAATCAAGGGCCATTCTACGATTCTTTTCACAGCGCAAAATCCTTCTGGAAAAACGAGCAGATAGACTCACGCACGGTCGAAGGCACGGACAAGGAACTCTTTACTAAGATGATTGAGCAGTACGGCGAAGATTCTACCGTTGCGCGCGTGGAGGTGATGGGCGAGTTCCCATCGGCAGACGATGATACCGTCATACCAATGGAACTAATCAAAAGCGCAGTTGACAGAGATGTCTCCCTCGCCGCAAGCGAGCCTATCATTTGGGGTGTTGATGTCGCTAGATTTGGTGGCGATAGTTCCGCCCTATGCGTGCGTCAAGGAAACCATGTACTTGAAATACAATCATTTCCTTCTATGGATCTTATGCAGTTTTGTGGTGTGATAAAAAATAGATACGATGATGCTACTGCGATTGAACGCCCACAAGAAATATTAGTTGATGTTATTGGTTTAGGCGCAGGCGTAGTCGACAGACTAGCCGAGCAGAACTTGCCTGTGCGTGGCGTGAATGTTGCCGAAGCACCAGCGACTAAGAAAAATTATTTAAACTTGCGTGCGGAGCTGTGGTTTGCAATCAAAGATTGGTTGTCGCATAGAGATTGTAGATTACCTATTGATGATGAATTAGAAGCCGAGTTAGCTTCCCCCTTATATAAATATACTTCTAGTGGTAAAATAAAAATAGAAAGTAAAGACGAGATGCGCAAGCGAGGTATCAAGTCACCAGATAAAGCAGATGCACTTGCATTGACAATGGCAAGTAGTGCTGCAAGTTTTAGTGGAAGTGGAAGTCAATTCGGCTATAATTTTAGACAACCACTTAAATCAAGAATAATTAGAGTTGGATAAATTTATGGCAAAAAAAATAAAAGAAGAAACA